GGGTATCCGAGACAGACGCCAGCGGGTTTTCTTGAGCGACATCAGGAGCGACAGGCGCGGAGGCTGGCGTCGAAGCCGACTTCGCCCGTGCCTGTTCCAGCGCGTCCTCGGCGGCTTGTGAGCCGGCTTCGGCGGGGGTGCGGGGAGCAGGGCGGGCGGTCGGGGTCAGCGAGTCGTTAAGGTCGCGCTCGAAGTCGCGGAAGTCTTGGCGGCCACGCGCTTGTTGAATGGCGTCTTGCGTCTGCTCGTTCGCCGTTTTCGCCTTTTGGTCGGGGCGGCCAGATCCCAGCACGGCCATGCCCGCACCAATGCCGCCACCTACGATGGTGGAATCAATGCCGGCGCGGTTGATGTCCGCGCGTGACGTGTCTTTGCCCTTCATCGCGTCCGTCGCGACTAGCTGGCCGACGCCTGTCACGCCTTCCGTGCCGGCGTCCGAGAGTCCAGCCTTCACCATGCGGCGCCCGAGCGAGCCGGCGCCTAGCGCCTTCTCGAACGGCACAAGGCCGAGCCCCGACTCCATGAAGCCGGACACGCCTGCGCGGTCGAATGCCTCTTGTGGTGATGCCCCTTCAGCGCGCTCAGTGCCGTAGGTCTGTCCCGCCGTGCCAACGCCCATTGCCGCGGTTGCCACGGCAGGATTGCGAGTCGCCATCGCCGCAGCCATCATCGGCGCGGATTCCGCTATCAAGCCGCCGTAGTAGCGCAGCGTGTTGCCGGGATCACCAAAGGCGGCGGCCAGCGAACTCGGCGCCGCCGTGCCAGCTTGCGCTTCTTTCGACTCGATCCGCGCTTGTTCAGCAACACCCGCGCCTTCCGCCGCCGAATCAGCCAATCCGCGCCCCACCGGGTTGGGCAATTTCGCCCCTGTCACCGCTTCATGGAAAGTTTGGAACGGCGCCATGCCGGTATCGACCAAGCTGCCGACCTGCTCGCCGAACATCTGCTGCGCACCACCGATCGCCTGCCCGATGCCCGCGCGTGCGCGCATCATCAGGCCCTCGCCGACGCCTACGGTCGGCGCAATCGCGCTGAAATCGACCGGGATCGTCCGCGTTGCCAGCGGAATGTCTGGCTGGTTGTCGGGGATGAGCGTGATGCCTTGCGTCGAAGTTGCGCTGATCGGTTTCGGCGCGGGCGGCTCATCCGCCGGCCCGCCGTAGACATTGCGCAGCGCCGCCAGCATCACGGCATCGTCGGTCCCGTCTGGGAACTGATACCGCTGCCCGTCTGGGCCACGAACCTCAATAGGCATCAGTCGAACGCCCCTGTGTTCGGGTTGTAGATGCGCGGCGCAGCGCCAGCCAGCGGCTTCGGTGCTGCCACCGCTGGCGCCGGCGCCTTGGCGGCGCCCCCCGTGCGCTCGCGGTACGGCGGTGGCGCTTGGCGCGGTTGCCCCTGCTCGTCCAGCACGGGCGCGTTCGTCACCTGATCCACATAAATCCAGCCATCGCCTTGCTTGACAGGCTTCCAGCTTGGCTTGCCAGCCGCCGTTGGCCGGTTGGCGCTGATCTTGGCGCGCTCGATGCCCGCGGCCGCGGTGGCGGCGGCGCGACGGTCAGCCGCATCAATGTTGGCCTGCAGTCGCTTGTCGGCGGCAGATTGCTTGCTGGCCTCCAGCTTCTCGCGGCCACCGGACTTGATCCCTTCCAGTTCGATCGCCTGCCCATGCTCGCGTGCGTCCTTCGCCGCTTCGTTCTCGGCAGCGATCTTCGCCAGGGCTTCGTTCTCAAGCTTACGCGCGGCACGCAACCGCTCAGTTTTGATTTCCTGCTGCGTCTCCTGCCAGCGATCGTGCAGGCCGCCCATGGCGCCCATCAGGCCGCCAGCCAGACCCATGCGGAGTGCGTTACCCATTCGGCATTCCTCCCATCAGGCCCGCGCGCACACCTTGCGCCAGCGGGGTTTGCTGCGGTTCTTCGGCGGCGAACGGATCGACACCGGCCTTCGCGCCCATTTCCTGCAACGCGGCCACACCCTCATCCACCGAGCCGTCCTGCTGCATCTGCGCCAGCATCGCCTTCGCCGCTTCCTGTTCTTCGGATCCGGGCGGCGTGCTGGCTTGGTAGGCTTGGATCGCCACGAACAGCGCTTCGGCGCCGGCCTGCTCGGGATCGCCCACGTCCAGCTTGAGCGCGCGCGCCATCTGGAACAGGGAGTCGATGATTTCGGTGGCGCAGCCCAAGATCATGTCCAGATCGAATTCACGCCCCGCCGCCGACGCTTGATCGGCCGCCGTCTTGACGAGCTGCAGCGTCACCATGCCCACCGCTTGCGGCAGGTGCTTGGCGTCCTTGAGTTGGCGCGCGATGCCCTTCTGTCCCTTGCCGTAAATGAACTCGATCAGCCCGGCCACCATCGTCTCGAAGGTGTCGGTATCGGCGTCGATGCCGCCCGCTTGATCCGCCATCGGGTCAGCAGGTTGCGCCATCAGGCCAGGCGCGGCCATCGGGTCAGATACGGCCACGGCTGGGCGCTCCTACAAAGGCGGCGGTCGAGTCGCCGTTGGGGTTGAGGGGATCGTTGGCGTAGGGGTCGATCATCTGGCCACCGTCGATCGCGGCGTTGCCAGTGAAGCCGGGGGGCAGCATGTGCGGCGCAGGCGGGCCTTGCGGAACGCTGGGCTGCGGAGCCTGGCCTCCGGGGTGTTTCCACGACTCCCAGCTCCACATCGGGCCATTGCTCGCCATCAGCGGGCCGCTCGCGTTCGGCGTGCCATTGAGGCCCACGCCCCAATAGCCGCGCGGCTTGGTGCGCTCCCAGTCCTCGTCCTGCGCGCGGCCCTGCATGTAGCCGTTGACCAGCCCCATGCCGGCCTGCAGCAACATGCCGCTGTTGGGGTTGGAGAAGAACCCGCCGCCGCCCGTCGCAGCGCCTCCCGCGCCACTGCCAACGCCGACACCCAGCGACCCGCCCATGCCGCCAGCGATCTGCGCGCCGCCTGTCGTGGCCGCAGCGGCAGGGTTCGCGCTGTTCATCAGCACGCCATAGCCGGCCTGCCCCGGTGCGGTCGCGCCCATCTGCGCCACGCGCCCCGCCGTCATCGCGGCATTGCTGCCGGCGAGTCCCAGCGACTGCGCCGCAGCGCCCGTGCCGAGCGTCGCGTAGCCGCTGCCGCCGAAGCCGGAAAGGGAGGCGCCTTGTCCAAAGCCCAAGCTGCCCCTGATGGCTTGGACACCCGCAACCATCGTTTTCCCGATGGCCCCCAAGGTCGCGCCGAATCCTGAACCAGCGCCGGCAGTGGTGAACCCCGCGGTGCCGACCGTGGCAATTCCGGCCGTAAATACGACAGCGGCAGCGACGGCGATCTTTTTCCAATGCTTCTTGATAAATTTACCCGTCTTCTTGACGGCCTTTTTCAGTGCGCTCATGGCTTGACCTCACAGAGAATTTTTCGGAACGTCCCGCCGCAACGCATGAAGCCGCGGCTCTCGAACAGTCGCGCAAGCGCGTCGAACCGATCGCTTTGCGACGGCGCGCTTTCGATCACGGCCACGCGCTTGCGTTGCGCCCACGCGATGAAGGCATCAAGCAACAAGTCGCCGCCTGCGTCTGCAACAAACAGCACGTCGGTTGCAAAGCGCGCATGGGAAAACGGGTACAGGGCGCAATGCCCGATCAGCAATCCACGGATCGCCGCGCCGGACTTCACGACAAGGAACGCGTGGTTTGGATCGCCCAGCGCGTCCTTGAAAAACTGCCGCGTCACCACGGCATTGAACGGCGCACATTCGGCATAGTTGCTGCGCGCGTGCGCTTCTTTGCCCCAGGCCACCAGCGCGGAAATCTCGGCCAGCATCGCCGGCCTGACGGTCACCGTCACGGGTTGGTCGGCTGCGGCTGGTTCGGATTGGCGAAGATGTTGGGGATGCCCTGCCCCAGCGTGGCGTTGAACGACTGCCACAGCGCCGTGAACAGTTCGCGCGCACTGGCCGCAGCTTGCTGCTGCTGCGCCGGGGTCATGGTGGTGTTGCTGTAGATGCCGTTGACCACGCTCGCGAACATCGACTCACGGCCGAACACCATCTCGAAGTAAGCCATCGTGCGCTGTTGCGCGCGGGCGCGCTCAGACTCCGTTCCCTCGAAGTCCTGCCGGTCGTCCTGCATCAATCGGTCGAAGTCACGCTGCAGCCCCGACTGCCACGCATTCCACGCTTGGTCGTCCTCGCGCGTGGCCCAGTTGAAGTCCTGCTGGTCCTCGCGGTCCACCGAACTACGCAGGTACGAGAGATTGTTTTCAAACGACTTCCACACGCGCTCCTGATTGGCCTCCTTCGAGCGCCAGGTGCGGTCGCTGGCGGCTTCGTACAGGTTCGCGCGAATATCGGCATCGCGCTGCAGCAAGCCGCTGCGGATTTCCTGATCCGAGAGCGCATCGCGATTGCTCGCGTCCATGTTGTCGCGCGCGGTTTGGCCGTACCACTGCGCATCCTGCTGCGCGATCGGCAGCATGGCTTCGCGCGAGGCCCGAAGCGCGGCACCCGCCGCCGCAGTGGAGCCGCCCAGCATGCCACTGGCTGCCGCCTGTTCCGCCGCTCGCTGCTGCGCGATGGTGTTCAGTTCGTTGTCGCTGCGCATCAGCTTGCCAAGCCGACCCTCTACCGTTTCGTCGCCCTGCACTTGTCGCGTCGTGGCGTTTGTGTTGGCGCCCGCGTTGAACTGCGCCATGAGTCCCTGCTGCAGCCAGTCGGGCAGATTGAGATTGCCCTGCGCGTCGAAGTTGTTGCCGAAGGGGCCGTTCGCGCCGCCGAGCTGGCGGTCGCGCTCCAGAAACAGTTGCGTCAGCGCGTTGAAGAAATCATCGGCGCGTTGCTGGGTCAGCGGCCCCGACGTTCCGGGGATGCCGTTGGTGATATTCGGCACGGCCCCCGCCGTGCTGCCAGGCGTCGTGTTGCCAGACGCGCTGCCGCCCGCGTTGCCCGGTTCCGGTAGGTCGTCCGGGGGCGTGGTGCCGCCCGTGCCGGGGCCGGTGGGTTGCGGCTGCGCGCCGCTGCCGATGGGCGACGTGCCGGGATCGCCGATGCCGCCCGTGTTCGGTGGCGTCGTCGTGGTGGTCGGCGGCGTCGTCGTTGCTGGCGGGGTGGTCGTGGTCGTGGTCGGCGGCGGGGTGGTCGTCGTGGTTGTCGGGTCCACCCCGTAGCTGATCGGATTGGCGGCGACCTGCGCGCCCGTGGGCGCCCCGGCGAAGGGGTTGCTGTAGTAGTTCGGATTGGTGGTCAGCCCGCCGGTCGGGCTGATCTGGTACTTGTTGCCGAACGGACCCGTCGAGGCGATGTTCTGCTGGGGGTCGATGTTGCCGTAGTTGCCGGTGTAGGTCGGCACCGAGCCACCGGGCAGTCCCGCGTTCAGCGTACCGACCTTGGCGTTCGACATCAGGCCGGGCTTGTCGGCCGGCTCGGCTTTGCCGCCTTCCGCCCCCGGCACCATCCCAAACGACGACGCGCGCCGCTTGGGCGCCTTGTATCCCATCAGTGCCATGAGGTTATCCCTTGTGCCCGCGCGAAAGCCCGCGGTCGTCGGTGAACAGGTTGGTGAATTGCAAGGTGTGCGGGCCTTCGGTCGCGGTGCTGGAGTCGAAGCGCCAGGTCACGTCATAGCCTTCGATCGGGAAATCCACCGAGCCGCGGAAGGGCTGGGCAATGGTGGTGGCGGCGGTTGCCGTGTCGCCCATCGCCAGGGTCAGCGCGTTGTCGGGATCGGGCGTGCCGTAATCCTTCGCACGGCTGACCGTCAAGTTGGCGTAGCCGTAACCCGAGCCGTACACAAACAGGCGATCCGCGCGGCCCAACGCGCTCGGGACATTCTGCGTGTGAGCGATCGGGTTCAACAGCAGGAAGGCGTCGATCACGTCGCCGTCGAAACTGCGGCCCGAGTCCAGCTCGAACATGTAGCCTTCCTTGGCGCTGCGGAAACTGGCGAAGATCCGTTCACGCCCCGCCGAGTCGATGCCCGAGCACAAGGCGCGCACCGCCAGCGGCCGGTCGTTCTGGCTGGGATCGACGTAGCGTTGAATCGTCGGCTCCACGCCCAGATCGGTGACGGTCATGGTCAGCACGTAGCCATCGAGGAAGTACAGGCGATACTGGTTCTTCGCGCGCACGTTCAACGCGGCTATCGGGCGAATCTGCGCCTGCCCCGCGTTGTCGGTGGCCTGCAAGCGCGGCTGTAGCCACGGCGCGACCTTCGCGCTCAGGTAGTTCCGATCCGCTGGCCCGAAGTTGTAGGCGGTGCGGATGTCGAAGATGCCCAGCCCATCGCAGCCCAGCACAATGCCGATGTCGGCATCGGTGTACTCCAGCATTCCGCGATTGCGGGTGATGACGCGGCGCAGTCCGGTGGTTTCGGTGTAGCCAGTGAAGAACTGCAGGCTGGATTCGCAAGGGATCAACAATTCATCGTCGGCGCGTCCGCGCAGGCCCATGATGCGATCGCCGACCGGAACGTAGACCGCGCCCTCAGAACTGCGGAAGTCCAGCGGATCGCCGGGCAGGCTCAAGGCCAGGGTGCCGCTGTAGAACCCCAGCGCCAGCTTCTCGCCATGCCGCGCCACATGCCGCGGGTTGTCATCCTGCGCCGGCAAGTTCGTGCGGATGCGAATGGTGCGCGCCCCGTCGAAGCACACGGCCGGACCCACGCCGCACACGATATAGGCCGCGTCCAGTTGGTCGGAAGCGTAGAAGTTCGAGACTTCCGCCTTGTAGGCCGAGGCGTTGTTGTCGATGTCCTCTTGGCCCGGGAACCAGATCGGCACATCGCGCGCCGCAACCACGGCGAGCAGATCGCCCGCGCCAGCCGCGGCCGTGCGGATCTCGTCGCCCACGTCGATGATGCGCGTCTTGTCCGCGTTCTGCGGGCAGGTGATGGTCAGGTAGCCGTAGGCCGTACTGTCCGCCGTATCGCCACCCAGCACCGCCACATGGCGGATCGTGATTTCCTGATCGGTGGTGCCATCCCACACGTAGGCGACGGTATCGCGCTCGATGTAGGACACATTGACGGTGATGTAGTCGATACCGCCTACGGCCGCCGTCGCCGGCACCAGCCGATCGGCAATCACCATGACGCCGAAATCCGAATCCTGCAGGTCGGAAACGCTGATTGACGCGTTGCCCCACAGGTCACTTGCGCCGCCGTAGGTCGCGGTTGCGATGACATTCGGCCACGCCCCGCCGCGCGCCTTGTTCGCCGCGCCACCCGCCAGGTTTACCAGCGTCACGGTGTTGTCGCGCGCTTGGTTCGCGGTGTCGCTGCGGCGCTCGATCACCACTTCGATCCCGCGAATGATCGCGCTCGAAGGGATGTCGGAGAAGTCGAAGCCAGACGCCACGAACACGTCACCGCTTGCGCCAGAAAGCGCAGCCAGCGTGCCGTTGTCGGAGTTCATGCCGGTGTCACTGGCGCCGTTCAACGCGCCCGCGGTCGGGAACGTCGCGCCCGTGGTCTGTACCTGCACCCCGTCCAGCGTGGCGGTGCGCGCGAACGCAGCCAGACTCGCCGTGCCATCGGAGAACAGCATTTCGCGCCCGGTGTCCACGCGCGACCAGCCGTTGTCATCGGCCTTCCACAAGGCCGCGTTGGTCTGCTGCGAGACAAGCGAGGGGTTATCCGCATCAATCAGCGTGGACGTGACCAGTACATCATCGACAATGCTCCACGTCACCGCGCCGGTTTCGTTGTCGATTCCGAAAGTGAAGCCAGCAGCAAGCTCGTTGTAGTTCACGCCCACATCGCAGTTGGGCGGCGTGCCGGTGATGGCAAGCGTCACGGGCGCGCTGATCCCGGTCGCGTTCGCGCCGCTACCAGCGACAGGATCGAGTGTCAGGAACCCACCGCCGCCACCGGTTTGCGTGACCGCAAGGATCTCGTACTCACTCGCGCCGATGGTGACGAACTGGCCTTCGTTCGCATCGGTGTACAAGCCGTCCGTGAAGTCCAGCCGCTCCAGATCGCGCACGGCATACAGCCGGTTCTTGAGCCAGAACGCGCCGATGATGTCGGAGCCGATGCGGCCGGGGATTGCGTCCACGCCAGCCGCTTGCTCTGCCGATAGCGCGGCTATTGCAGCGGCATACGCCCCCGCTTCCACCTCGGCCTCGTAGTTGTTGAGGACGACAAAGGTATAGGTATCAATCGAATTGGTCGGCGTTTCTGGCGGGTAGGTGAAATAGATGTCCTCGTCGGGGATTTCCGCTTCGGCAGACACCAACATAATCAGGGTTGTTACCCGCGTGTCAGCTGGCGCTGGCGAGTCGTACCAGACAGGGACGGACAGCGTGTAAGCGGCAAAAAGAAAAACGTCGAATTCCGTGTAGAAATGGAGCAGCGTCCCCGGCGTCGTTTCCGATAACGCGTCACCATCCGTGACCGCCGTCAGTTGGAATGCCTTGAAATACCCTGCGCCGGCATCGGTCGTCAGCAACTCCCCATCCACCCGCCGCATCCCATCCATCCGCGAGTACCCTTCCCGCACGCCCCGCTCATAGTTCAGGCAGTCCTTGAGCGTGCCGGGCGCCACACTGGTCGCGGGCGTCATCAGGTCGAGGCCGCCGCGGAACGACACCGGGTTCAGGGGCATACGGAACAGTCTCCGAAAGAATGAACGCAGGCGACGCCAGAGCGTCACGGCGCGTCGTCGATGAACTTGGGGGCCGGGAGTTGGTCGATGCGCAGGCGATTCATCTCGCGCGCGTACTCACGTTCCCACTTGGCTTGAAGCGACTGGGCCGCATCGCGGGTCAGCGCGTAGTACTTCATCGCGCCCCACACGATCGACATGTGAAATTGCGACGGGATGATCGGCGTGCCGGTCGAGGCATCCGCATCCGTGGTCAGTTCGTGCAGCGTTCGCCGGTAGTCGAAGTTGACCGTATAGATCGCATCGGGCGTCGGGTCGAACGCAATCTGCCCATCCGGCTCGATGGTGAACCGAACCGGACGCCCTTCCGGTCGCGAACCGAACTCGAGGAACGACTGGCGGAAGTTGAGGTACGGCACGAAATAGCAGCGCGTCTCTCCCGCCACGCCATCGCTCGCCAGGTACAGCGTGATGAAGGGGTCGTGTCCTTCCGGCTCGGAAGGCAGCAGCGCCTCGAAGTCCGAGACGCTGCTGGTGATGGTGTACGCCCGCGTCGATGCCACGGTGTTGAAGCTGCCCCGCTTCATGCGGAACAGCCATTGCACCTGTTCGTTCTGGATGTCGCGATAGGCGTAGCCGACGAATCGCACGATCTCGCCCTCCACGCCGGTTTGCGACGTGGTGGTGGTCGGAGTCGTGGCGAGTGCGCCGGTCGTCGCACGCAACAATCCTTGAACGGTCTGGCACAGTTGCAGGTGATTCACGTTAGGCAGCCTTCGGTTCGGGGTCGGCGTCCTGCGCGTCGGCGTAACCGAAGAAGAACTCGATCAGCCGCGGCAAGAGGTGGTCGTGCGGCAGCGGGCGCTTGTCCTCGTCCTGCCACTGCATTTCGAGGCGCTGCGCGATGAGTTGGCAGTCGCGCCAGGTGCGCTTGTGGAACCAACTCGGCCCCTTGCGCTGATACCACTCGGTCAGCGAGCCGGCGCGCTCCGACGTGTCGGGATCGACGCCGAGATAGCTGATCTGATACCGCTGGTCGAGGCGGATCTCGGTCGTGACCTCGACAGCGCCCGTGGCCTCGTCGGTCGTGCGCTTCGAGATGGGGATGGGGCGCTGCATCGCGCGGAGTCGGTCATAGACCGGTTCCGGCACCGCCTGCACTTCGCCGAACTTGATGTGATAGGACGCCGCGCCGTTCCACGACAGCGACATCGTGTTCTCGTTCTTGGTCGCATCGACCGGCTTGCCGACGATGATGCGGTGGCGGCGACCGCCCCACTTGCCGTTCGGCGAGAGGTTGTACTCGGGGAAGATCGGTTCCTGGCCTGCCTTGAACTGGCCGACCTTGGCGCCCGTGAATTCGTTGACGATGCCGCACTCGCGCAGCAGCTTCGCGCGCAGCGTCGGGCCGTTCATCTTGGCCGGCGCATCCGCGTTCGTTTTCTCGCGCCAGTAGTAGCGCAGTTCTTCGAGAGTGGACGACTGGAACTGCGTGCGCAGCGCCGTGGCGAGGGTGATGCTCGGGGTAAACTCGGACATGACAATCTCCAACGCACCGGCTCATACCACCGGCACGCGAGTTGGGTTTCAGGGGAAACCCGGCCGGCAGGACGCCGGCCGGGGTGTTGCGGGTGTTGCGCGTTCTGCTGGCGCGTCGACTACGGAATCACGTACTCGACGTTGAAGTGGATCGTGCCAGCGACTTCCAGTTCGCCAGCCGCGACCGCCAGGATCAGTTCGTCACCATCGGCACCGATGGCGGCGTCCGAGATGTTGTCGCTGAAATCCAGTTCGACAGCGCTGGTGGCCTGCAGACCGGTCGACGCCGAGGCATAGGCCGTGGCGCTTGCGGACGTGCCGAGGTTGAAGGTGAAGTCGTTGTCGGTATCCATGTCGGTCGACGCGAGGATGCCGATGCGGATGACCTTCGCACGCGGGGGCAGCTTGCAGATCTTGAGCGTGTCGCTCGAGCCGACCGCAAGGGAGTTGGCGGTGTTGGCGTAGGTCGCATAGACCGACACCGCTTCGCCAGACGCCTTGCCGAGCGGCCCCTTGTACGAGTAGGACGAGGTGGTGGTGATCGCGCCGCTCGACGTGGAGGTGACGGGGATCTCCCCGTACAGGTTGCTATAACGAGTTGCCATGAGTGTGTCCTCGAAGTGGGGAAAGACCGCCCCGCCGAAGCGGGGCTAGTCAGGGGTGGTGGATCAGGACGGGTTCGCCGTGACGCAAACCTGCAGAACGAACACGCGGTTCTGGTCGAGAATGACCGGCGCATCCCACCAGCGAGCCGACACGATGCGGCGCTTGTTGGTCGGATCCGACTTGTCCGCCTTGTTCAGCACGTTCAACTCGATGGCGCCCAGGCCTTCCTTCGAGGCCATGCCCTTGAGGTTGCACTTGCCCAGGGCCTCGCGACCGAACACCACGATGTCGTACACGTCGACCGACACGCCGCCGACCGACTTCATGCCGGTCGAGCCGACCGCCGCACCCGCCGCCAGACGCGGCTTGAACTCGGGCGACAGGACGAAGCAGATGTCGTTCCAGTACGCGAACAACTGGCGCTCGCCCTTCTTCGCGCCGCCGACCTGGTGATAGATCGTGACGCCCGGCAGGCGGCGGATGTCGGGCTTGAGGTCGGTGTGACCGAAGGCGACGTAGCTGGCCTCGATCGGCGTGGTGCCGGCATTCGGCGAGCCGCTGGACGCCTCGTAGATGTACGGGGCGCGGTTGTCCGACAGCGCACGCGAGATCACCTCGAAGCGGCCACCGGTCAGCGGACCGTTGACCTGCGTGATGAGCGTGTGGGCCGACGAGTTGAACAGCGCGTTGTTGCCGTTGCGGTACTCTTCCCATGCGTTCTGCTCGCGCGTGCGCTTGAGCAGATCCATGAGACGATCCTTGCTGTCCATCAGCACGTCGTACTCGCCCAGTTCGGCCTGGCGCGACGTGACGGCGAACGACTCCTCGAACTCCTCGAAGGTCTTGGTGACCTGCTCGTAGACGAGGGTGCGCGCGGCCTTGTTGACGCCTTCGCCGGATTCGGTCGTGTCGACATCCGGGGTGACGGCGCGCAAGAGCGAGACAGTCTCGTTCTTGTTTATCGGCACCGGGATGGTTTTCACGAACTTGTCGGTGACCAGCACCGCGTCGGCACTGTCGAGCAGTTCCGCGACGGCATGGACGTTGGTGGGATTGCCAGAGGTGGCAGCCCCGTAGCTGTTGATAGCCATGTGGAATGTCCTTGAAAGGTTGGAAGGGGGTTAGCGGTTCTGCGCCCTTCGCTGCCGCATCAAGTGATCGAACAGGGCCGCGCTATCCATGTTTTGCGTGCTCACGCGAGCCGCGGCGGACTGGCCGCGCAGGTCGGGTGCAACGCTGGTGGAGCGCGTCTGTTCGCGTCGCTGGTGCGCGCGCTGGGCGGCTTCTGCTTCGGGGGAAGCCACGGCGGGTGCCGGCGCGGCATGAAGTTCCGCAAGCGCGATGTCGCGCTTGTAGGCGTGCATCAGGTCG